ATAGATTAAAAGGTATAGTTGATTACCTTGAAAGCAAAGTTAAAACTCATCATACGATCTTTACAAATTATGAACTCTCATTTATCAAACGAAGAACTTCTCGTTAGATTAGAAGCACTCGAAGAAAAAGTCAGGAAGTCTAACCTGATGATGAGACGACCTGGTCATGAGGATTATGAGAAGTTGGTCGATGTTGTATGCGACCACGAAGAAAGAATTTTAAAGGAAGAAGAGGAACTTCAGAAGTGTGCAGAGACTGTCTCTGAGCTTTCTGAGGCAGAGGATGCGAATTGGTAAAAAATCGCGAATCCTAACCAAAGGGCAAAAATCGCGTCGTTGATCTCTAAATATTCTATTAGTAAGTACAAACCATGATAGGACTGGAAGCATTAGAAGGAGAATTCGTTATCCGAGATAACGATGAAATCGTAAGGCTTTCGAGAGTCAGGGATATACCTCCCTCTTTCGATCATCTGATTAAATTCGCTCCTACCCCTCCAGAACCACCACATGATGTAAATGACCATATGGAGATGGCAAAATATGCAGAGTACTTGCAGGAGTTAATGACAAGAGAACGCAAATGACCAAATACGAGTTTGAATACGATTCATGGTTCAGAGATGATATACCAAAGGCACAATACGGAAGTCTTCAGTGTTGGATAGAGAATGAGAAGACAAAACCTTGGACGAATGCATACGATATGACTATTCATAGTATAATGTATGAGATAGCAGTCAAGAACGGATTACTAACAGAAGCATATGGCAGTAACCATCACGCCTGATGGGACAGCAACGTTCCTTACAGATTTAACTAGACCTAACTTCGCAATGAATGAGACGGTGAGTGCGACATGTACAGTTTCATCACCTCAGATATGTAATGTAACCAATGTTACAGCTGCTATACAGGCACCTGCAGTCGAACCCGATCTAGTCATCACTGATGGTACTACATCTGTGAATATAGGAGGATCAATACAGGATCCTTTTGTTGATATCTTCAAATACGTAGATCAAGGGGAATCAGATAAGACACAGACCCCTACAACAATCGAAAGAGTAATTAATATGCCAGGAGAGAAGATCTACTATGATCTTGAACAAGATGGTACAGTATATGTCAGTAGGTTCTTTGATATTACTGTACAATGGGAAGCAGGTACTACAGGCAACCTAGTAGCACAGACACCTGCAACCTTCGTACTTGAATTGAAGATATATAATGAGTGGGAAGGTATACGTGCCTTCGTTTCAAATTACTACAATTAAAATGCCAGCAGTCACACGAGTCGGAGATGCAGATGTAGCCCATTGTTCTGGAATGTCTAGAGCACAGGGTTCAGGTAACGTCTTCGCTAATGGTAGACCTATCTCTCGTCAAGGAGATAAGAACACCATTCACTTAAAACCAGGTAATCCATGTCCTCCACACTCTGCTTCTATATCAAGTGGTAGTTCTACGGTCTTTGTAAATGGCAAAGGTTGTGGTAGAGTAGGAGATGGACTAGGTGGTTGCACATCAGTGGCAGCTGGTTCGTCAAACGTATTCGCAGGTTAATTATTATGGCAATGAGATATTCAATGGGTCAACCTACAATTGAGGCTACCCCAAAGAAAACAAGACAGGGTAAAGGACAACATTCAAAGTACTCTGCTACATCAAGAAATAAAGCAAAGAAGAGGTATCGTGGCCAAGGCAAATAGAATTGTAGATGGCAAAAGAAATGCTAACGTTCCCGTAGATATGAGTGATCATTTCTACGATCATGGGAATGAATATTGCAGGTATCTTATTACAGATCCACGCTGTGATGCATCACGTAGAAAAAAGTCACAAAAAGAAGTATAAATATAAACTAGGTTACTTATAGGCTAGTTTGTGGCATTAATATCGAAGTCATTCCGTGACTTCTCGTTGACATTTGAAAAGAACGCAGTGACAAATGATATTTTGGCACTGAACAATGAATCAGCCATAAAAGAATCAGTTAAAAATATTGTATTCTACAATTTTTACGAGAAACCTTTTGATCCAGCATTTGGTGGTAATGTCATCGGATTGTTGTTTGAAAATTATAATGCAAACGACGCTAAAAAAGTCAAGAGACGATTAAAGGACGCAATTAATACTCATGAACCACGGGTGGCGGTATATGAGATTAAAACTAAGTTTACTGAAGATCGTAATCATCTAAATGTAAGCATAGCATATGTTATTATGGGTATTCCACCAACTTTTGATTCTATTGATGTAATATTTAAACCATAATGGCATTTAATCAGGTCAACGCCCTCGAATTTAACGAGATAAAGGCACAAATTAAAAGTTATCTAAGAAGTCAAGATCAATTTAGTGATTATGACTTTGAAGGATCTTCTTTGACGGTGCTTTTAGACATTTTAGCGTATAATACTTACTATACAGCAGTCAATGCGAACCTAGCAGTTAATGAAGGGTTCCTAGAGACTGCTGTTTTGCGTGAAAACGTGGTAAAACTTGCTAGAATGATTGGTTATACTCCAAAATCAGCAAGATCGGCACAATGTACTGTTGATATATCAGTTCAGACTGTAGTTCCATACCCAAAAACTGTTACAATCAATAGAGGACTAGTTTTAAACTTCACAGGATTGGATAATAACAACTTTGTGTTCTCACTTGGTACAGATACGACACAGAGTGTTGACAGTACAAGTGGAATTGCAACATTTACAGGTCTTACATTATTTGAAGGAGTATTCCTTACAGATACTTTTGTAAAAGATATTAACCAAAGACAAAGATTTATACTTACTAATAAAAATGCAGACACAACTTCTATGAGAGTTGAGGTCACTTCTGGAACTATCACAGAACGTTATCTACAAGCAACAGATATTACAAAGATTGATTCTACCTCTAAGGTATTTTTCTTAGAAGAATCTGAATATGAGATCCCAGAAATTCTGTTTGGTGACGGAAAGGTTGGAAAAGATTTATTAAATGGAGATGTCATAAGCGTATCTTATTCTACATCTAGTGGAACTGGTGCAAATGGTCTAAAAGTGTTCGAGAATATTGGTACATTTAGAGATAACCTAGGAAATTCAATTACTTCTGGCATCACTACGACTGCTACTTCCTTCCCAGATGGAGGTGCAAGAGCAGAAAGTACAGAAGCAATCAAATTTTCTGCTCCTAAATTCTATTCTGCATTTGGTAGAGCAGTTTCTACACGGGATTACGAAGCAATTCTTCCACAAATTTATCCAAACATAGGATCTATCTCTTGTTATGGTGGAGAAGAAGCAGAACCACCCGAATATGGAAAAGTTTTCTTGGCAATTAAACCAAAAAATGCAGACAAATTATCTCTTTCTGAGAAAAATGTCATTTTGAAGAAGTTAAGAGAGTATTCTGTTGCTGCGATTCAACCTACAATCATTGATCCATCCATTTTATACATTGATATTAACAGTTTTGTGTATTTTAACCCAAATATTACGCGGAATGTAGCGTCTCAAGTTAAAAATAGTGTACTTGCTGCGTTAACTGTCTTGAATTCTAGCGGAGAATTCAATAAATTTGGCGGGAAGTTCAAATATTCTCGACTTCAGAGTATAATTGATGGTTCAGAAGTGTCAATTACTTCAAATATCACTCGTCTCAAGATGAGAAAGAACGTCACCGTGACACTTGGTGCACGTGTGAACTATAAAATATGCTATGGTAACCGCATTAAGCAAGGAACAAGCACAAAACCATGCGTTTCTAGTAGTGGATTTAAAGTTGTTGGCGACGATTTCAACACTTATTACCTAAATGACGATGGTGCAGGTTTATTGAGACTGTATTATATTAAAGGAACTGGTGAATTTGAGTATGTTGATGGATTATGGGGTACTGTAGATTATAGTATGGGTGAAATTGTGGTCAATGATTTGATCATTCAGTCTACAAGTGTAGCAAACAATCAATTACAGATCTCTGGAACTCCAGAATCAAATGATTTGATTTCATTGAGAGAAACCTATTTGACAATAGGTATAGATAATACGACTGTAAGTGTAGTAGAAGACACTATCAGTAGTGGTTCAAACTTATCTGGTACAGGAGTGGTACCAGAGTCCAGCTATAACTAATAACAGATGACAAATTCTTCATGGAAGGTTAGCTCGTGGACTACGCCAACCACAACGGTATCTGTACCTCCAGTACCGTCTGAGGTTAGTCCTGAATCGAAATCGCAAATATCCCTAGTTGTTACGGGACAGTTTGCTTCGTTTATACAGGAAAATTATCCAACCTTCATATCATTTGTTAAGCATTACTATAAATCGCAAGAATTAAAGGGATATTGTTTTGATGTAATTCAAAACTGGGCAGATTACTATAATATTGATAATTACGGCGGTCTAGTTACTGAAACTAAACTAATTTCATCGTTAACAACGACTTCAGATGCAGTTGACGTTGAATCTACTCGTGATTTCCCAGATGAAGGTCTTTTGATGATAGATGACGAGATCATTTATTACGAAAAGAAGGGATCAACACTATTTCAAAACTGTGGAAGAGGATTTAACGCTGTAAAGGCAGTTGGAGAGGTTGGAACTTACCAATTTGAGAGTACAACTGCTGCAACTCACGAACTTGGAGCAAAAGTTGTTAATTTAAACAACATTTTCCCACTTTACGTTCTTGGAAAGTTCAAAGAACAGTTTTTAGCGACATATCCAAAGAATTTTGCAAGTGGAGTTACTGAATCAACTGTAATTAAGAGAATTAAGGACTTCTATGCTTCAAAGGGGTCAACAAGGTCATTCCAGTTTGTTCTAAGAACACTATTTGGCGTAGAATCACAAGTTAACTACCCAAGAGAGAGAATATTCAAACCATCCGACGCATATTACACTTCCAGAGAGGTAATTCGTGCGGTTGCTGTCTCTGGAGACCCTATTGCACTTGTTGGACAAGTATTATACCAAGAAAACGACGCAAATGACCCAAATGTCGCTTCTGCTCGAATTTACGTTAAAGGAGTTGTTGAAGTTTTCACTGCAAGTGGTTCAATCTTTGAAATTGACGTAGATACCAATAATTCACTAGGTACATTTGTTACACCATACAAATCTACCCTTGCAAATGACTTAGGAGGTCAATTAGTTGACCAAGTAGTCACAGTTGACTCTACAATCGGTTGGCCAGAGCAAAATGGGCGATTTAGGATTGAAGATGAGATTATTAACTATTCAGATAAGACTGTAACTCAATTTTTGGGTTGTACCCGTGCTAGAGAGAATACACTCTGCGTAGCACATGATGCAGGTCAGGAAGTATTCGCTGCATTTAAGATTTACGGGTATTCCAACGTAGATAACTCAGAAATTCAATTAAAAGTCTATGGTGGTACTAAAGGAGTAGTACTAACTGATGGAGGTAGGTATTATCTTCCAGACAGTAAGGTCACAACACCAGCAGCACCTGGTTTCGATGCTATTGATCCAATATGGGATAGTTTTACATATAATGTGAGACGTGCCCTCAGAGGCGAGTCTGCGACCCTAGGAACCGTTGCTGCCAATGGTTCGGTACGTTGTACTGTTCGGACAAAAGAGAAGCATCGTTTAAAAAGGAATGATGTCATTAGGATCCTCAATGCTCCTGAAGATGTTTACAATAATATGCACGACGTTGCAGGTATTATCAATGATTTTGAATTTGAGTTTATATTCTCCTCAACACCAGCTGGTGGTATAACAGGGTTTGAATTTTACATTGCTAGAGAGTTTGCCTTTGGTAGAAGTACCATTGGTTCAATTAATAACCTTGTTAAAGACTATACGACAGATGTACAGAACACTTATAAGAGTAGTACAGATGCTATCGTCACTAGTACAGGTGTACCATCGCATAATATTGGTCCTTTCGGTTCTGGAGACTTAAATCCTGGCAACCAGAGATATCTTAAGAGAATACCTCTTGTACCATCAACTAAGAGTACTAAAACTGCTACTCCTGTTGGTCAGATAGGTATTGCTTCAAATGGTGTCCCATTCTTCTCATATAAAGGAGAATCTAAGAAAAAGTATGGTGGATTGAAGTCTATCACTAAACTCAGTGGTGGATCAGGTTATGATATCACAAACCCACCCACTGTTGAGTTTGAAGAAGAATATAAGATCAATACACAGTATAGTACAGGTACAAGGGTCAGATATAACGGTAATAGGTACAGATCACTCGGACCTGGTACAACACCTAATGCAGGATACCCAACACACACTACTGGTGATGCTACAATCGGTCAAATCACTTGGGAGTACGAAGGAGAAGCAGCAGCTGCCACTGTTTCCGTAAAAGGGTCTGTAACTGCTATAAACGTTACTACTGGAGGTAGTGGATACACCACAGAACCTATTGTATCAATTACTGGCGGTGGAGCAACCGCAGATAACCAAGCATCTGCTATTGCACAGATTACATCTGGTACTGTTACTGGTATTAGTCTTGTATCAGGTGGATCTGGATATACTAGCGTTCCTACTATCACAATTACTGGTGGTAATGGTTCTGGGGCAACTGCAACCGCAACTTGTCGAGGTCCAGTCGATACTATCAACATTACTGACGCAGGTGGTCAATATACTTACGAACCAACTATTAAATTGATCTCTGGTAGTGGTGCTGTTGCATATCCATCCATATTGAACGGAAAGATTGAAAGTATCATTGTTACATTTGGTGGTAGTGGATATTTCGGTGCTCCAGACGTTGTTATCACTGGAGACGGAGTTGGTGCTACTGCATTTGCTCAAGTAGACCTTTCTAGCAATATTGTTACTGGTATTATCATAACAAACAAGGGTGCAGGGTATTCTGCAGGTGCTACGACTATTAGTATCGTATATCCTGGCTCAGGTGCACAATTCCAGACTAATTTAACAGAATTAACATTTAACGAAGCAGCAACATACGAAGAACTCGGTGTACCCTCAAATCAGTTCACAAATAGAAAAACTGTGGACTCTGCAAACGGTACAACGATGCAGGGTGAGAACTATTTGATATATGGCGGTGAATATGGATATTTGTATAATCCTAAGATGCTCAGGTTCCTATTAAGGGATAATATTGACGCAAACATGACTGAGTTGAATCCAACCTCTCATTCACCGATTATTGGTTGGGCATATGACGGACATCCGATATATGGACCTTATGGTTTCGAGGATGCTGAAAATACCTCACCATACAACTCATATAAGTTGATGGTATCATCTTATAATGTAAAGTCTTCTAGAGATGCTCTTCTAAGCGGTCTGACAGACCCTATGGGGACTTATATCGAAGATTATGAGTATACGGAAGGATATGGTGATTTAGACCAATATAATGGAAGATTTTGCGTTACCCCAGAATATCCAAATGGAGTTTACGCATATTTCGCCACAATTAAGGGATCTGCGGGAGAACCGAAGTTTCCATACTTTGTAGGACCTAATTTCTACTCAGAAGCGGATGCTGTTAACTGGAATGGTAATGGTCTGCAGAAAAACTTCACAGAAGACGCAGTTAGGTATAAAGCCCCATTTATCGGTACAGATAACATTGTAGCGAAGAGAAAACAGTTAGATAACCGAGTTGACTTCTTCTTGGCACTAGAAGACACCACAACATTGATTGTGATGCAAACTGGTGAGATATTAACTTATCTTGAAGATG